GCGTGGACGACGGCAAGGCCAACCTGGCCCCGCCAGCAGCAGCCGCTGTCTACCGCAAGATGGAAGGCGTCAAGATCGACAACGGCGAATGGATCGGTGTCTGCGTCCCGTACACGCTGCCAGACGCCTTCGACGGCATCAGCGCAAAGGATGCCAAGGCAGCCCAGAGGATCGTCTCAGATGCCCACACAAACGACGAGCCGCTGCGCGAAAGCCAGCAGTCTAAAAAATGGGTGGGCGTCCCGATAGCAGACATGCTGGGCATCGACATCACCGAGAAGAAAGGCAAGGCCAAGGTGTCGTCCATCATCAAGACGTGGATCAAGACAAACGTGCTGGCCGTCGAGCGAATTACAGACCCGAGGCAGGCCAGAGAGGTGGCCGTCGTGGTCGTCGGAGAATGGATCAGTCATGACGAAGTGTGATAAATATGCAACCTCACCTAGAGCCTCACAGGTGAGGAAAGGTGAGGAAAGGTGAGGTAAAACACCCTTCCTCCTCACCCCACCCCCTAAAGGGGGTGAGGGGTGAGGAGGTGAAGGTGTTGATTATGTGAGGTGAGGTGAGAGTGAGGAAACCAGAAAGGACGACAACGATGGCACAGAGACCAACACGCCAGAAGAAAGATGACCGCATCCTGCACAAAGGTGCGACGGCCAATGAGATCAAATCAGATCTCGCGCTGGCACCGTTCGACGCGGCTGTGCGCGAGATGGATCGCAGATGGGGGGTCGATGTTCTGCCCGAGCTTGTCTCGACCGAGAGCGCCGCGAAGTGGGGCAAGGCGATGGCTGGCTTGAACGGCGCCATCGACGCACAAGATCCCGACAAGGTGAAGTTCTGGTGCGAGATCTGTCTGCGCGGGCTGACCGCGATGGACGCCGAAGCCGTCAGCCTAGGTCGGCCCGTTTCCGATCCGATGATCTGGGAGTATGAATATGAGGGAACGATCTTCGGCATCATCGAGGATGGGCGCGAGTGGCCGGCAGCCTACGCCAAGCGTCCAGGCATCGCGATCCACACCATGCGCGAGGTGGCTGTCGCCCTGCACGAACACCGCAACGGGCTGGTGAACGCGGTGAAGCTGGCATTCCCCGGCGCAGAGGTGAAGGCGGTCAGACGCGCGCCGCAGGATCTGGAAGATGATTTCAATTTCTTGGAGGACTTGGAATGAGCAGCACGATCTACATCACCGGCGAGACGAAGCAGGATGCCTTCTACCGCGCGCTGGCCGAGGCGCAGAAGGGCGACCGCATCGTCTACCATGTCGGCCAGACCTGCGGCGGCCTGCATCGCCACGCGGCTGCCAGAGCCGAGACCGACAAGCTGGTCTTCCTGTTCTGCAAGCGCGAGGGCGTAGGACAGTTTGCATATTTGGCGGTGAAGCGTTAGAATGCGCCCAGCGACCGGGCAGCATCGCCCGAGATGAGGTGAGCAATATGCCAGCAGGCAGGCCGACAAAGTACGATCCAGCCATGTGCGCCATCGTGATCGAAAGCGGACGGATCGGCAAAACACTTGTTGGCATGGCTGACGATCTCGACATCAACCGCGAAACGCTGAACGAGTGGATGAAGATCCACCCGGAATTTTCCGACGCCGTAAAAGAAGGTTTGCGGAAATCCCAAGCCTGGTGGGAAGATCAGGGCCGCATCGCCACCTTCGGCGGCGTTGATGGCTTCAACGCGACCAGCTACATTTTCCAGATGAAGAACCGATTTCGCGCCGATTGGAACGACACGCTGAAGAGCGAACACAGCGGCCCAGACGGCGGCGCCATCCCGGTCGAAATCAAGCGAACCATCATCGATCCGAAGGGCTAAGGCATGGCTGACGAACTTGACCGCGCGCTACGTCAACGCGATCTGGCTCTTATGGCAGAGCCTCGCAGCCGTGGTGTTGCACCGCGTAAACCCAGCCCGCTTGATATGCCCGGCGGGATCGCCGAGCGGCTCGCCTTCCTGAACCAGACCTTCAACCCGGTCGAAGGCATCGGCGGAGCCATGCGGGCGGGAGAGCGCCTGTTCTCGCAGGACGCAGACTACCTGCAACGCATCGAGGCGCTGGGCAGCATGATGTCAGGCGTGGCCGGCATTGCTGCACCTATCGCAGCAGCGCGTGCTATCGGTGTGCCTGCTGCCAGCGCGATGATGGAGGGGCTGCTGGGGTTCTCACCAACCACGCAGGCTGCTGGCGACACTATGCGTGCGGCTGGCCGCGATATTGTTGACCGCCTCAACCAGCCCGGTCCCGTGCCGGTGATGTACAGCAACCCGATCCCTGGAGTTGGCAGAGGCGAGGCCATTGATGACGTGCTGCGTGCTAGGTATCCTGATGTAAAGATCAGCGTGAGTGGTGACGCCTCCAAGGGCTACACGCTCAATAGGATTGATGTTCCTAAGTCTCAACGGAACAGCGGCATCGGAACGCAGATCATGCAGGATCTAGTTGATGCGGTTGATGCTCAGGGCGCGACGTTGAAGCTGTCACCATCTGGAGATTTCGGCGGGTCAGTTCCGCGCTTGAAAGAATTTTACAAGCGGTTCGGCTTTGTCGAGAACAAGGGCAAGGCCAAAGATTATGCCATCAGCGAGTCAATGTACCGCACACCAAAGCCGCCAGCAGCGCCAACCCTGCCAACCCCGCGCAACGAAGCCGAAGCGATGGCGCGCGATATTCTCCAGCTTCGCGCCGAAGGTCGGGCCGATGAGGTCACCGAGCAGATGATGGATGCGGCTGACGACCAGTATATGTATTTCAACACGCCTCTGCCGATGGATTATGCAAGCCGGATGGCGCGGGCTGAGGCTAGGGGTTTTGCGCCAACCCTTCACGGCACTGGCTCTGACATTTCAGCGGTTGATGAAAAGTTTTTTGGAAGTGGTAGAGATGCCCTTGGATCTGGTTTTTACACCACGACAAACGCAACAAGGGCAAATGTCTATGCCCCCAAGGTGAAGGGGCCTTCGATTGAGGCGTCAAAGGAGTTCGCTGATGGTGCCAACGTCATGCCGCTTGCGGTTCGGATGGATCGCCCATTTGATCTTTCCGAAGTGACAGGGCGCGCAGCAGATGAGATTGGGTCGGCGGCAGGTCAAGATCCTTACTTCACATACAGATCAGGTGAAAGCGGTGCCTATATTCAGGGCGATGAAGGGCAGAGCGCGTTTCTTGACCCATATCATCCAAGATATCAGACATTAAGCAGGCTGCGCGAGGGTTTCGGGCCTCAGCTCACCTCAAGCCTGTTATCTGATGCTGGTTACAGTGGCGTTGTCGGGCCAGAAGCATCCGGGAATCTTGTGCGTGTTTCCTTTAATCCGCAAGATATCCGATCCCGCTTCGCCCGCTTCGATCCGGCATTTGCCCATCTTCGCAACCTGAGCGCGGGCGTTGGTGGCGCTGCCGTGCTTACTGCTCTCGGTGATGATGCAGAAGCCGGCACGCCAGAGACGCAGATCATTGGCCTTGTCAATCAGGCTGGCATCGCTGGCGCTGCTGAAGCCCTCGGCGTGTCTCGGCGTGACATTGAAGAAGCCATCTCGATTGCTGTGCCACCGAGCCAGTGGGACCAGTTAGTAGTCGGACCCCAATGAACCTCACCATAAACACGCCTCGCTGGGCGCTGCCGATCCTGCAACGCGAGAGCGCCCGCTATATCGGGGCGTTTGGCGGGCGCGGATCTGGCAAGTCAACCTTCTTCGCGGAATGGATCGTCGAGCGGTGCGTCATGCGCAAGACCGACGTGGTCTGCGTGCGCGAGGTGCAGAAGTCGCTGAAGCAGTCGGTCAAAAAGCTGATCGAAAACAAGATCGAGGAGCTTGGCGTCGGTCATTTGTTTCAGGTGCAGCAGGCCGAGATCAAATGCCCGCACGGCGGCGTCATCATCTTCCAGGGCATGCAGAACCATACAGCCGACAGCGTGAAGTCGCTGGAGGGGTTCGACATCGCGTGGGTGGAAGAGGCCCAGTCAATCAGCCAGTTCTCGCTGGATCTCCTACGCCCGACCATCCGCAAGCCCGGCTCGCAACTGCTGTTCAGTTGGAACCCACGCTTTGACACAGACCCTATTGAGGGCTTGCTGCGTGGGCCAACGCCACCCCCCGACAGCGTGATCGTTGAGGTGAACTACACCGACAACCCGTGGTTTCCTGACGTTCTCAAGGACGAGATGGAATACGACAAGCGGCGCGATCCAGACAAATACCTGCACGTCTGGAAGGGCGAGTATGTCCGCAACAGCGAAACCCGCGTGTTCAAGAACTGGACCATTGAG